GGTGCGACACGAAAGCTTGCGCGCTTTCCGCGGTCAACATCCCCTGAGGGAGTACGTTGTCGATGTCGCGAGTCGTCAGCTCCTTCGGTTCCTGCTGGTAGTAGAGCTTCGCCTGCTTCACATCCTCAGCAGTGAGTCTGTCGAAGCGCGCGAGCGCCTCCTCCTTGTCGATGTACTCCTCGTTGGAGCACCAATCCGCGTCGAGGTAGTCCTCGATGGCCGACACATTGGTCGCCACCTGCATGCGCTCGCACGGAATGAAGTCGATACACAGCAGCTTGTTGATCGCGAGCTCGATCTTCTCGGTCAGACTGAGCTGGAGGGCGTTTTTCTCGGCGATTGCGGCGTCGATCTGGTCAGGCGTCATGCCCTTCGGGTCCTCCAACAGCTTTTGCTGCGCGTGGAGGTGGCCGAGCGACTCCTGAACGTCGTTCAGCGCCTTCTCGGTCTGAGGCTGCGGGACCTTCTCGCTGATGAGGTTGACCTTGAGCCAGCCCTCGGCGGTGCTCATCACCGCGCGTACGCTCTTGCGGGCCTGCTTTTTCAGCTTGCCGCGCTCCCACAGCTTCGACACGACGATTTCGAGCGTCTTGGCGAACTGATCCATGGGCATCGTGTTGGATTCGTTTACCTGCGGGGCCTTCTTGATGCTCACGTCCGGGTTGCGGGCGTAGAGGATGGACACGAGGATGTCGATGAAGGCGCCGATCAGGTTGGTTGTCACCGCCCAAGCCAGGTCCGAGGTGCCGGCGGCGTAGCGGCGGTCGATGGCGACCTGTTTGCGGAAGTTCTCATCGAACTTGCGGGCCAGATCGTACGTCGCCCAGAACTTTTTGACGAGGGCCTCCTCCTTTGGATCCGCCCCCTTTTTACGGGGGGGTTTATCCACGCCCTGCGAGTCCATGCCGCCACCAGCCGCTTGCGTCGGATCAGTCTGAATGCCGGCCATTCCTGAATGGAGGCCGTTGTCTGCGCCCGAAGTCGTCATGCTAGAAGTACCTTACCTTCGGTTTCTGGTTGCGGTCGTTGTAGGTCAACCATTCCTCGGTAAACGGGATGAGGAGGGGCCTACGACTCGGCAATGGTATATTGGCCTCGTGCATCTTGTCTACGCCGCGTCCAATCAGGCCGCAAACGTCGGCCGCGTCGTCCCAACGACCCCCCGGAAACTTGATGAGCTGGTCGATCACGTGGTCGGTCCAAGCCCTTTTGATGGGGAAGTGCACCGTCTTGGCCGCCGCGCGGGCGTGGAACGCCTGAAGCTTGACCGATTTGTCGGTCATGGAGGGTAGTTGCTCGATCAGGACGAACTTCTGGGCGAGGCGCATGGACTGGCGGATAGACGGCCCGATGGCCTTGTCGATCAGCCCGCCTTCGTTGAACCACCGGGTCGGCCGGTAGATCCCGACGAACTTCTGGAACGCCGCGATGCCCTTGTCCGTCTCGCACTGCGCGTACCACCAGTCGATGAACCAGAGGTCCCCGATAGCGTCGATCCCGACCACACCGTGCTCGGTGAAGTCGGGCTCCTTCTTGCCCGGCTCCGGCTCCATCGTGGCGTAGTCGCTGGCGCCGTATATGCGCAGCGATGACGGCAACGCGTCGAGGTCACTGTAGGTTTGAATGGTCATACGCGCGGGAGGTCTGGATCGTAAAGGCGGAACATGTCCCGATGGAAATGGATGCCGGCTAGTGGAGCCGGTCGTTGCTGGAACAATGCGTTCCACGTGCGAGCGGCACGCGGATTGTCTTCCCATGAGCGCCAGTGATCACGAGGAAACCATTCTGGCCAGAGATACTCACCGGGTTTACGGCCAAGAGGATCATCAACCCGCTCTGCTTTCGCAGGTATACAGAGCACTTTCCAGTACTGTCCGTCTCGACAATGTATGAGTCCACTTTCGCCCTCGTAGTTCTCTGGGAGGATGGAGCCGGCGAGGTCCATTTCGGACCACCGCGTCTGAATGAGCAAGCACCACATCTTGGGCTTCGCTCTGGTCAGAACCGTGTCGATGTACTCCTGATAAATCTTCTCGCAGATCGCACTTGAGTCGGCCTGCTCGCGGTTTGCTACCGGGTCGTCTATGACAAATCCGTCTGCACGGTTACCCGTAATTCCGGCGAGCAGGCCGGCGGCCATCATGCCCGAACCGTTGGTGAGCTGCCAGTCGTCCACCGCGCGCTGATCATCCAACAGCCGCGGCCGCGAGTCCCACAGCGAGGTGTAGATGTTCTGCTTGACGATGGCACGGACCTTGCGCGACTGCTTTGCCGCGATGCCCGTGGCGTAAGAGCCGAGAATGATCTGCTGGTTCCGCTTGCGCCCCATGGCCCACGACGGGGCGACGACCGAGCCGTACGTGGACTTGGCGCTGCCCGGCGGGGCGAAGATCATCAGCCGCCCGCGCGGGGTCTCGATGCACTCCTGAATGGCCATCATCATCACGAGGTGGTGCAGCGCGACGCGCTCGTCGATGGGCGTGTAGAGCGTCGGCTTCGTCTCGATCAGATTGCGCTCGCCGTCCTCCACCTCGTCCAGCGGGTCGTCCTCGTCCTGCCCGAAGATGGGCACGCCGGGGATGTCCAAGACTTGCGAGTACTCTGCAAGCGATTTGTTGGCCCTCTGGCGCCGCAGCTTCTCGGTGGCAGCTTGCGCGGGGGTCAGTGCGGGGCGTTCGGCTTCGGTCATTCCAGTAACGGGTCCTTGGCTGGTGCGGGCAGGGCGCGGCGCTCGATGGCCTCCCACTCCGCGTCAATGATGGCGTCGAGCTCGGCGTCGGTGTACAGCGCGGCCGCCTGCCGCTGGCGCTGCTGCGCCGGGATGGCGATGATGGCCTGCGACGCCTTGCCGTGGCCCCGGTCGAGGATGGCCTCCGCGGCCCGGATGCGGTCCTTCGTCTCCTCCGCCGTGTTGTCCATGATGTCGGCGAGCACCTCAATGGCGCGCTCCCCGTGCTCACGGGCGTGGGCGTCAATCGACTTGCGGCGTGGTGGGCTCGACATCCTCGTAATGTATCAGAGGGTTGCTGGCAGTCTCAAGCTCGGCGGCCATGTACTTAACCCAGAGCATTGCAAGCACTGCAATAGCCGTGCACTGGAGGGTGAAGCACAACCAGCGCGGGAAGCAGTCCTCCTTCTCGTCCTCCGGCGGCCCGAAGTACCAGTGGAGCCCGAGCCACTTCACGATCATTAAAGTGATTCCTCAACACCTCGCGGCGACTCGCTGAGCGGCCCGACAAGCGCTTCTGTTCTCTGGAAGTAAGGCTTATTGAGCATCGTCGGCGCCTGCGCCCCCGGACGTGGAGCAGCCTGGAACTCGATCTTGATGTCCCGGTGAACATACGACCCGAGCCAATAGCCGGTCAGCAGGCCAAGGGAGAACACGAGCGCGAGGGTGTAGCGAATGAGGCTCATCATTTGGTTTTCTCCGGTTGGGTGGGGCATTCAACGCCGGGCGTCGAATAGGATTCGGGAATCGGCACGCCCTCGTACGTGATCTGGTACTTCAGCGTCGCGGTGTACGCCTGGTACTCCACTTGGTACTTCTCGGGGCACTGATCGGGATGGAACCCGTTGTGCCACTGGAGCCAGTGGGTCAGCTCGTGCACGGTGATTGCGTTCTGCGAGTCGGACCCCGCGTCGCTGCGCACCCAGATGCGCTCGGGCCGCGCGTCTTTACCGCTGGCGATTGGCCATTCGTAGAATCCCAAGATGGGGCACATGATGACGGACAACCCGTCGTCCCCGCCGCACTCGTCCTTCGCCATCTCTGGCGCCGAGACCGAGATGACGACTGGATCTGGAATGTTCTGCGGGATTGGGTACCCGCTCAACTGCGATGCGATGAGCAGCAGCGACTTTACTTGGGAACCCATCAGTGCGTGCATTGACGTGACCTCGTAGCTTTTGTGGAATCGAGAGCAGCCTCCGAGTCTCGAACCTAGCACACCCCCCGGCGTCTGCAAATAGCGACGTGCTTTGGGTCCCTCGCGAGTGACGGGTGGGGGTGTTCATTACGGAGCGCCGATGGCTATTCGGGAATCACGAATCGGCAGCGAAGCGAACCCCTTCCGAGCTCCGAACTTGGAGCGGTTTGTCGTGGCGCGCAGAGACTACGTGCCGGCTCGCTCCTCGCCACGCCCAAGTACCAAAAGGGCTCCCCACCCCCGGCTCATACCCTCCGCGTATTCGACGCGCAGCTCGAAGCGAATCGCCCTCCCGCCTGGTTTGACATAGCGTTGGCACGATTCTTGCGAGCGGTATGCAAGAAGCGTGCCAGCATGCACAAAGCGTGCCAGCGTAACGGTACTGATACGGTACAACGTGACGGTACGCGCTAAGCGCCTGATTGCAAAGAGCGATTTGTTGCTTTATCCCTTTATACCGTTATATCATGTTAAATAATAACCTATTGACGCATATATTTATTTTTAGGCCGCGATAGCAAACGGGCGGATTTGTCGGGATATACGGGAGTAACGGGATTTTCGCAAACCGTGAACCGTCTCACAGCTGTGACAATCCGTGTCCAAAGCTGACACAAACTGTCGAAAAACTTGACACTTTGCGTCACATTGGCGAGGCCACAAAAACCTATGTGGTTGATTTACCAGACATTCGTACCGCTGGCACGGGGCATGCAACTACTTACGCGCGCGAGGCGCACACATAGGAGCACACGAAGATGGCACTCACCAAATCCCTACACACCGTGACGGCCGCGACGAACGTCGCCAAGCTGATCATGCGCACGGAGCGGTCGCAGACCGTGCTGAGCGGTGCGGCGCTTGCCGCCAAGGCGCTGGAAGCCTTGGGACAGGCTCTCGATGGCAGCGAGACCTCACAGCGCATCATTGCGAACTGCAAGGCGCTGGTAGGCTCGGACGGCTGAGCACAGCGGCTCAGCGCATGCGCCCATGGCGTGCGCTGGCCAGTGTCCTCACTCACAACGGAGCAAATGACCATGAAAGCGAAAGTACTTCCTACTGCCGGCGGATTCCGCGGCGCCTTGTTCGTCAACGGTGCGGTGCGCTGTGTCACCCTCAAGGTGTTCACGGACCGCAACCGGGCCGCGCTCGCGGCGCTCGAACTGCTCACGGCCGCGCTGTGAACCGCGCGGCGACACGTTTCCTGAACACACTCACTCGGAGGCTATTCACATGTTTACTCTCGCACTCGTTTCGGCTTGGATCACAGCGGCAGTCTGCGCGGCGCTCGCGCTGAGAGGCTAGCGGCTCAGCGCATGCGCTCGGAGCGTGCGCTGGCCAGTATCCTCACTCACACGGAGCACACGACAATGGTACGCGTACAGTTCGCAACGTTGACCGGCAAGTTTGCCGTAGAGCGCACGGAGACGTTCGCTACCGGCAAAGAGGCAATGGCCGCAGTAGTGGCGCACGCCACCGCTGGCGGGTACAGCAACGTTCAAGTTGTGATGGACGACGACCCTTGCAGCATGCGCTACACGGCACGCACTCCCGGCGGCCGCGGCGGGCGCAACGTCGCTTTCGGAGACTTGGAGTAAGTCTAGCGTTCCCGGCTCTGCACTCGCAGAGCCGGGCGCAGTAGGCTCACAGTAGGAGAAACGATAGATGACGACCGACACACAAGCGCCGCTCCCGCTAGACACGGAGCGCGCGGAACGCATAGCGGCATTCGCCGCATTGCGCGCCGCGGTACGCATGGCCATTGCGGCCGGCTTTAGGCGCGAGCCCATTACGCGCACTGTGCAGCGCATTGACGGCACGGCGTCCGCGGCCGGCGGTTGGCGTCGCACCGATTGGCGCGGCCCGTACGCGTACAGCATCATAGCTGCGGCCGGCGAAGATGCGCCGTGGCACGCCGTGGAACTGACGGCGCCTCAGCGCGCTGTATTCGGGGATGCGCGGTACTTGTGGCGCACGTCGAGCGATGGTGCCCGCTTTGAGTACGATTCGGGCCGGTACGAACCGGAAACGAACACGTGCGAAGCGTGCGACCATGTGGGACCGACAGAGGACGATTGGTCCGAGGTCTACTACCGCACCGGGCGCGGCCGTACCGATAGCGCCATATGGTGCGCGGAGTGCGCGTCTGACACCTACTACTGCGAGCGCTCCGGGCGCACGTGGCGTAGCGATGACGTGACAACGTGCGATGGCGAGACTGTCAGCACGTATTGGGCGGAGGAGAATGCCTACTACTGGGAGTCTGACGGTGAGTACCATTTCGAGCCGGAATCGGAGGAGTCCGACGAAGATCAGCCCGCGGACGATAGCGGCGCCATCTACCGCTACGGTACGAACGTACTGAGGCGGCATTCCTGGCCAGGCGAGACGGCTCCCGACGCGCTGTGCTTTGGTGTCGAGCTTGAGACTGAGCCGGGCGATAACACCAACGCGGGGCAGCATGCGCTGGCCGAGGCGCTAGGCGGCCGTAACGGCCACAACGGCGAGCTTGGCGGCGCTTACATTCTTGCCGCGGACGGATCGCTCGACTGTGGCGTGGAAATCATCACGGTACCGCAGACGCTCGAACAGCATCACACGGGCCGCCGCATCGCGTGGCGTAAGATCACGCACGCGCTGAAAGATGCCGGCGCCAAGGCTGGCGCTGGCACCAAGAACTGCGGCATGCACGTCCACATAAACCGCAAGGCGCTCAGTGCGCTGACGGTGGGCAAAATGCTCGTGCTCATTAACTCCCCC